TGGCGAAAAAGGCACACAAATCATCGATTTTGCCGACAAAATACCTTTGAGTTTTGTACATTCCATGTCAGTATTTACCTTCTCTGGACGTGATGTCCTCCCTGGAAACTCGACCCCCGGCCTTAACAGCCGGGGGTTTTTTCAGGTGAACACGTCAAAATCAGAATTAGCGACATGCACCTTGCCGCCATCGCGAGCCGTGTAGCCACCCCGCGTCAGTGATCGATGCTCACCGCCGCCCAGCATCAGATACCCATAAGCATCGCCGCAGTGCGACGACATGTTCTTATTCGGCATATCCTTGAATCGCTCATACCCGGCGCCGACCGCGACGCGCTTAAAGTGATAACCACCGGCCAATGATTTACGCAATTGTTTGCAGGCCGAATGCACGATCAACCCTGGCTTGCCGCGCACAAGTCTCATCATCGGCGCTGCGCCAGCCTCGCGCCGCACTTTCCATTCGTTCGATGCCGTCGGACGGGCCTGCAGTCCCAAGGTTTTCAGATAATCGAATGCCGTCACTTCGTAAATTTCATCACGCTTCATGCCGGCCGGGTCACCCCAGATCATCCACTCAACATTAGGGAAACGAGACTGCAAGTCGCTGATCAGCATCTGGCCGAACCGCTCCAGCCCGATGTCAAACATCACCAACTCATGCAATACCCGCCACTGACCATCAAAATGCCGCTGACCAAAGATCGCCGCCGGCGTTAAACCAAAATCCAGCCCGACATGCACGGGCAACGACGGGTCAAACGCCACGTCGCCCGACATCAGGTGATCATCATACTCAGACCAGACCGGCTTGCCCTCCTGCACATAGGTAAACCGACCCTGGGCATAGCACCGGATCCAATCCAAATTTTTACCGCCCAGCATTTGGTCATAATAACCGGCCGGCAGATTGTTCAAGTTCTCAGCGTCAGGATTAACGTACCACCACTTGCCGGCCGATTGAATATACCCATTGGCCTCGGGCATCTCCGGCAAGTCGGCCACCGGCACTTCCAGAACACCACCCGGTTGCTTGTAAAATTTCCATGCATACTTGCCGGTTTGCTTATCCTTCTCTGACAAATTGTACCACCAATGATCATCGTCCATCGGGTTGGTATCCATCCACACACCACGCCACGTCGCGCCACCGTCGCGCTTCGTCGGATAACGACCCACACGGTGGGTCAACCCATCGATCACCGCTTTCGGCAATTCTCGGGCCTCGTTGACCCACGCACCCGTCAATTCCAGCGACAGCAGCTTTCGAACATCCTTCGGCTGATCCAACGCCAAAAATATCACTTCGCAGTCAATACCGGCCGCCTTACCACGCGTCGGCAGCTTGATATGGTGCGAAATAGGCGGCGACCAGCGCATCTGACCCCAGACATTCTCAGGAAATAACTCCTGCCACGTCTTGATCGTCGTCGTTCGTAACTCAGGATAAGAATTTCGCACGATAACGAACCGGGAATACTTAATCCCGTCACGCGGCGAAGCCTTCTGCTGGATCGCCCTCAACATGATCTCGGCACAACACGCATAAGACTTGCCAGATCCCACCGGACCCATAATGCCGCGCACAAATGCATTCGACCGCAAAAACGAATAAACCGTCGGCGACCTGGAAAAGTCGAGATCAAGAGAACCGGGGATTAAATCTTCATCACTCATCGCACAACATCCCGGTTAGGATAACGCCCTCGCTCAAATCGCAACGGGCAATCGTCAGGCATCACCACATCGATGCCCAGCTCGCGGCATAAATGAATAAAATGCAGGGTGCCGGGCCGCTGATCTTCATAAACCCCCTTCAACGACTGCTCGACGCCCCACAACCCGATCGCCGACGCGCCGCGCATAATCGACCACGCCATCGCAATTGAGACAGACGACGACAAAAACTCCGTCCCAAACCGTGCTTCCATCGCCGGCATATCCATCAACCGTGCCGGCGCTCCCAGAACGACCGCCACCATAGGGTCAGCGCACCACACAACACCCATCGATTGCAGCATTGCATGGTATGAACCGATAACCTTCACCGGGTCATGCACCTCGTACCAAACCGTACACCGCGGCAAAGGAAAAGTGCCGACACCCTCAACAGCCCAGCCATCATCATAAAACGGCGCCTCAACCCGAGTGCGGCCAGAGCCGACGATCGCGACCTTCATTGCCGGTCCTCCGGTGCCTTAATGTTGATGCCAAGGATCGAGGGACGGTCGTCCTCATCAGTCTGTGGGTTGTCGAGGCCAGCCGCCTTCGCAAGGATCCGCAGCACCTGAACCTTATCAACCAACTCGATCTCGAGAACCGACGCGCCATCCTTGTTGACCGTCTGCCGGATCTTCTTCAGGCCATGCAATTTCTGGTCGGGGATATCGGACGACGCCTTCACAGCAACATTACCGTACTGGTCCCAAGTGACGAAGTCCGTCATCACCGTGCCAGCCATCGTCAGAGCCAGGTTGGCGATCGCTTCCTTGTTCTCGGCGATGACATTCGATGTTTTCAGCCGCTTGGCGAGGGCAGGGGCATTGCCAAAATTCGGGGGTTCGTGTGTGGATTTGCGGCCGGTCATTGGGTATTTCCGCAGTGGCTGTTTTCGGGGGAAAATATTGCGTGACACCCCCCTATCGACCCCGCCGGGGTGGGGGGGGATAAGGGTCGGTCTGGCAGCCGGCGGCCGCCATTTTCTGGGCGCCAGGTGGGCTGTCCAAAACCCCGACGAACGTATGGGAATTGGACAAGCCGCCCATGCCTGCGGATCAGCGGGAAGGGGGGCTGTTTCCTCGCACCGCCTGTACGCCCCTGTGCGGCCCCGTGGTGCGCGACAGGCGCTGGCCGCACCCACCCCAGCGCGGACCCGCGACATGACGCCTCACGCGCCATCCTAGGGCAAATTTGAACTAGTTTATGGCGCATATCGATAATCATAATGTTTATTCCACCCCTTGTACCGGCACTGGCGGCGCATCACCAGCCGCCCCGACTGCAGCGATCATCGCCGCCATCTCATCATCACGATGGCGTTGATCCACTGGCCGCATGAAGATGGCGTGTGTCTGCGCCTTGCCGTACTTGTGCCTTGGCCTCGGCGCCTTGCACATATAGCCGAGATCTCTAAGGCCTCGGACTGCCCAACTGACAGTCTTGGATGGCATCCCAGTGTCGCGGCATATCCTTGCCTGGCTGACCCACGTTCTGCCGCTCTTGTCCCGATACATGCAATAGGCGGCCAGCACTCTGAACATGGCATGGGTCAGTCTTGCGTCACAGATCGCCATCACTGGTGTCAATGCGATGACCCGCTCATCCAGTGCCTTCTTCACATTGCCCTCAGTAAAAGCCACTGGCGCCACCTTAAAATCGACATCAGAAGGGGATAGGGTCGTTGAGGTTGTCCTGAGTTTGCCTGATTTCTTCGATGTGGGCATTTGGGAAGGCTCCTTTTGCAAATTGTACAACGGGCGCAGACCGCTCAAGCATTGCGATGATACGCCCAATCTCCTGTAAATGGTAGACTGCACCGGTGACCCCGTTCTTTTGCAGGCTGATGGCATCAGCGAGTGTCTGGACGACACTGAACGAATTGCCCTGATCATCCTCGGCGACCCACACCTCGGCGACAATCTTGCGATGACCGCCGGCGGTGGCTTCGGCATCGAGTGCTTGCCACGCCCGACACATCACCTTCGCCCGTTTGACGACCTCGTCAGGATCCTGTGCCTCGATGGCGGCATTCAGCTTCTCCCTGGCCGCCCCGAACTTTGCCGCAGTCTCGACCGACACCAGCCGCTCCAATCTGCCGACGCCCCACTTGCATTCCATCTCGTTGGCGATCTGGTCGAGCGGCTGCAGGGCCGAGTAGATGATGCCGGCATCGACGTCACCGACGACGAGTGGATTAGTGATTGGGTCGGGTTTCTTAATATCCTTCACTTTTACCCCCAACTACGGACACTGCATTCTGCATTCTATATAGAGGAATGCAGTAAATGCAGCGTAGGCCTGCGTTTGTTGCAAATACTGCATTTCCTGTTTTGCAGCTTTTGCAGTGTATGCAGCCGGCATGTAAATCACCCATGATCGACACTCCAAATCCACTCGCCATCACGCCATGCGAACTCACTATCGACCAGCCCATCCAATGCCCGGTTGAACGTCGTCGCCTTGTTTTTGGGGTCACCAGATAGCCTTTTATAGACAGCGAAGCGCAGGCTATCCTCACTGACGCATTTGATATTTCCAAATGCCGGCATATGCCGGTGTTCTGCACTGTCCGTCGTCATCATATTTGCGAGTTCTTTAAGGACAATTCGCTGGTTCTTGCCTGATGGCTGGGCCTTACGCCCTTTCCGCGCCGGCGCTTCGACGTCGGCGACCACGACGCATGACGTGACCTCTTTGTCGCGCTTATTGAGGCCCAGGACGACCTGCTTGAGGCCGAATGGGTATTCTTGACCGCCCTCGAACTCGCGCTGCTTCTTTACCGCGGCGATCGATACTGTGTCGCCTTCTCTCCTGACCTCGATCTCGGTATCTGTGGCGGCTCTGAGCAGGCTATGGCCTCTAGCCCCTCTGGCCTGATCCTTGCCGCTGTGGTGGATAAACATGACGTGCGCCCCGGTTTGCTGCCGGATCCGGTCAGAGTTAATGACGATCGCCCCCATATCATCTGGGCTATTTTCATTGCCGCCACTTATGGCTCGGCTGAGTGTGTCGATGACGATCAGACCGACAGGGCGTGGCATCTTTTCATTTGCCGCTTTAATACTGTCGATCAAGCGGGATGTGTCGGCCTCTGGGTCGAGTAGGTTGACTGATGTGGTGATGATGCCGAACGGCGGTATCTCGCCCTGCATTTTGTCTTTGTAGTGGTCGCGGAATGCAATCATTCGGTTGGTGATGCCGTGCTTTCCCTCGAGTGCCAGGTATATCACGCCAGTCTGGTCTGTTTCCTTGCCGCGCCAAACCCATCCCATTGCCGTGTGCAGGGCCAGGTCGCAGGCAAAGAATGTTTTTCCGCTGTTACTCTCGCCATAAACGACAGACATCTGGCCGATACCCAAGGTGTCCTCGACAAAGTCCTGTGTATCTGTTGAGGCCTCGATGTCGCCGAACCATGTGATGGGGATATGATTGTCGGCGTTGCCGGCGTCCCAATCGCTGTTCTTCTCGGCTTCTTGTTCCTGTTTGATGATAGTCGCCGCCTTGTGGGCGAGGGTAGGCTCCGGCGCATAACCTTTGCGCCTTGCCCCGTCGATCGCCTCTTGAACCTCGGCGATTGTCTGTTGCTGCGTGTAGCCGGGCAGGGTGGTATCGGCGAGGTAGTCCTGTATTGCTTCATCAGTGTGATCTGTAGCGACAAGGTGGGCGGTGATGGCGACCATATTGTGGTGCCAATGATCGCCTTGCAGCATCCTGTCTTTTGCGGCTTGTGCATCGACGCCATTGCGTATGTGCAGGGTATGGTGCTGAACAGCGTTCGTGGCGCCTGCATGGTCATTTCTGGGCGCTGAGAGTGCCATCTGTGGCGTTACCTGATGCCGGGTGATCTCGCCCAGATTAAACTGCTGCCGGCGACCGTGCGGCATATGCAATTCTGTCATCTCGGTCAGCCGCCCCTCTTTCTTGGGCCATGCGACTGAGCCGGGGATACGCATGATGCGGCTTTCGTTCTTACAAGCTGGGTCACCGTCGAGCAGCGTGGCGACGTGGGCGAGGGCATTCCGCATCAGGGCGTGGTCGCGGATGGGTTCGACTAAGGGTAAATACTTATGTGATCTGAGGTGCGGGTGCCGGCCGGTAACAACGGTGATTGGCGCCTCGATGCCGAGTTCCTTCATCTTCGCGGTGGCGGCCGCGCTGGCCCCGTCATCATCGAAGTCGGCGAACAAGGTGTATAATGCAATGACGTCGGCATCACCACCACGGGAATGCGGCAGGTTGGTGCGGCGCAGGCCGGGTCCAAAGTAGACATTCTGCCCAGGTGTCGCATTGGTCTGCGCTGCGAAGTCGGCCGCCTCGGCATAATCCTCGACCGGAAACATCCTCGCCTGCTTGGGCGACTTGCTGTCGGGCAGGGTGTAGGCGATCTCGATCTGCCCATCGATCATGACATGGCTGTATAGCCGCTCGAAAAAGTCGGCGATGACCTGTGGATCCGGTTGATGTGCGTGTGCCAACATTATGCCCTCGGTTTAATTCGCTCTTTATTGATGCCGCCGGGTCACCCAACTCACCGGCGGCATCTGACAAAGAGCGGGTTAGAACTCTTCGTCACCGGCCGGCGCTGGTGCTGGGATGCTTGGCGCCGGTGCGGCAGCGGCGGGAGAGGGCGCAACCGCCGCTGTTTCTGTATCGTCACCGGCCAGTGCTGCCGGCCGATTGACCCATTTGACGATCTTCAGGTTGGGGATGACGGTATTGCCTTTGCCGACTTTCTTAGGCGTGACGCCCTCGAACGCGACAACCGGAACCTTGCCCGGGTTGTTGCCGGCGCTGGCCTCGTACTCATTGTACAGGTTCTCGATGCCCATGCAGGTGCCGGTGCCGGTCGATGCCAACTCGCGGATCGGGTCATCGCCGAACAGCTTGGGGCTGAAGAACTTGAGGCTGATGCCGCGCTTCCACTCACCCTCACCGGGCTTGCGTCGATAGTCGTCGTCGGCCTCATCCCACACCCATTGTGGTGCCATACCTTCACCGAACAGACCCCAGCCCTGCTGGATGTTCTCGATGTCGGCGATCGCCTGGGTAAAGGTGAACGGCTGGGCGCCGCCATCCTTTGACATTTCCCAGGTCGAGATTGATGCTTTGAAATTAATATACGGCTGGAAGTCGCCGCCGGAGGAGAGGTGAAGGGGCATTGTGTGTTCCTTTATCCTTCAATTGCGCCCTGGTCTTTGTGACAGGTAGACGCCCGGTGCCAAGGCATTGACCGGGTGTGGATGGGTTAAAGAAGTTTAGAGATGGCGATGTCGGCGGCTGTCTTGGCGGCCTGGTATAGCCAGTCAGGCAGCTTGGTATCGACATCAATCAGGGTGTCCTGACCATTATCCTGACCCCACAGCCCGACTTCTCGGATGACGTTGGTGCCGTCCGTTGTCTTTTCGATGAGGATCTCGCCCTCGATGTCAAAGAACATTGTGGTCGGGCCGTGCGCCAGGTCGAACGACAGGTAGGCGGTGTCATCATTTTTCCATTTAGTAGATACG